AAGGTAGTCACCGCCGACGCTAATGGAGACGTTCTTTTTAGCGAAGAGTTAAAAGCTAAGTCTTACAACGACACGTTTGTTTCCGTTAGTTCGTCGAGCAATGCGACTACTGTGAACTGTGAAACAGGAAATGTGTTTGCTACTACTCTCAGTGAGAATACTACTTTTACGTTTTCGAACCCCCCTGCCAGCGGTACAGCCTATGGTTTTGCTTTAAAAGTCACCCAAGACGCATCTGCCAGCGGCTTTACTGTAACGTGGCCCGCTGCAGTGGATTGGCCTCGATCTGTTACTCCTCTCCTTAGCAGCGGGGCGTCAGACGTGGATCAGCTTTTCTTTTATACAACAGACTCTGGCTCAACGTGGTATGGGTTTGTTGTAGGCACCAATATAGGATAGCATCATGACAAACTGGAAAAGATTTATGATGGCCGCTTCAGGTGGCAGCAACGAGTTCGTCCTCATTGGAGACCCTTACACTTCAGGTTATTATGCTTGGCAAAACGCATGGTCAAACTACGCAGTCCCCGGTTCCTCTGGAAAACTGACAGTATGGCGTCGATTGAGGGCCAACAACACATACTCCACTTACATTGAACAGTACAATCCTGATCTGTCTTATGTGACCGGCAACGTGGATCAACTATCCGGCGCCGCTTCTACTGAAACTCGGTTTTCGGTGGGCTGGCCTAAAATAGTTGTCGACGAATCTAAGGGCTATAATATGGTCGGGCCTGCGGACCGTTCTACCTACAACTGGCCCTTTAGTTTCATGACGTTTGGCACGGGAGCTTCTCCTTACGGTACAAACAGACAAACATCTGGAGGCTCCGCTTATCCCAGTAATTCGTGGTTCCAGAGTAAACTCGCCTTTTGCTACACGATTGGTAACGATGTATATGCTGGCACGGGAGACAACACTTATGGTGGTGGATTCGGGTCTTGGGACTTCACGCAAAGCACAAACAATGTTCAGAACCCCGGTGTTAGAAGTACTAGCAACTCCACTCCGGGTAGGGGAGGATTTGTAGACGGCTTTCCAGTTAACGCATCTAGCCCATCCACTAACCATGTGTTGTGTTACGGTTCAAACTTTGACACAACTTTCTATGAGCTAAACAGCAGTTTTAGCACAGTTGGTAATATTCAAGTCACGGGGGAGAATGTACTTCAATATGCTTCTAACATGGCGTATGACAGTACTAACGATACTGTGTTTATGTTTAATTCAAATACTCAAACCATGACCCGGTACGACCGAGGTGCAAATAGCATATCGAAGCAAGAAATTGAGCTACCAAACTCCAGTAGCAGACTTCGAGGCTCTTGCTCTTTGTACTTAGTTAATGGCTATTTGTACTTATTCTACGCACACCGCGACGGCTCAGTTCTAATTAAAATGGACCCGTCTCAATCCAACCTGTCCACAGGTTACAGCGCGAAGCGTTTTGCAGGACCGAGCACATTGGAGACGGAACATCCGTTTGCCATTCCGGGACCAAACTCAGCTACGGGCGAAACGGATTTATTGTACTTGGGGTTTAATTTCGTTCCTTCCGGCGTTAGCTCCTCTTATAAAGCCGCACTTCTTGCCGTGTGTACGTTTGATAACGCATCTCTCATCGCAGACTACAGTGATGTCGTAGTTTCGAACGTGACAAATGTCATCTGGGGCAATCCGTATACTCCGAGTCAAAGCACGGGACCCGGCCTAAACAATATGAGTCATAATCCGTCCCTGACTCACAACAACTTTAATTCGTTTTTCTATCAAACTAATTACGCCGGAATGCAGCCGGACGGTCCCTATAACTTGTAGCGGGTTTACAGTTGTGTTTTCTCACCAAGTCTGGAACAATAGGCTCGGGAAATTTACTTGTGGGAGAGTACAATGAAAAACGTAGTAGATAAAAACGTAACTGAGCATCCTAATCGGTTCCGCGTAATGCCGCAGCATTTTTACAAATTTACATGTTCGGAGGATATCCTGACCGCTGCGCAGGAGAATATCTTCAACCTCCCGTACAGCCCTAACACTTCGAACCAAACCTCATTGGATCATCGGCTAGAAAGAAGCCCAGCGTTAGAACCTTTGTTTAATTGGTTTTCTGATTGCCTTGGAGAACTCAAGAAGGACCTGCTGATGGAGTGTGATCGTATCAAGATCACCCAAGCATGGTCCAACAAGACAAGTCCGGGGCAGAGCCATCACTGGCACTCGCATCCAAACTCTTTTGTAAGTGGTGTTTTTTATCTAACGACTTCACACGCAGGGACATGTTTCGCCATTGGCGATATCTGGTCTCCTAAAAAGAACTTTTCTGGAAACCTTGACTTAAATACACGTTCTGATGTCGCCCCAATCACACATGTCGAGCCTGCAGTAGCGGGAACTCTTGTGCTTTTTCCTTCAGTCGTCGACCATTGCGTGGCTCCTGACCCAAACGAGAAAGACGACAGGTTCACGATGTCGTTCAACACGTTCCCCGAGGGTGTCATAGGGGCGTACTCCACGTTGTCCGGTCTTAAAATCACAGTTTCTGGGGGCTAGAATGCTTGAGTCATATATTCAAAAAATAGACCTCTTATCAAAAGCTGAGTGCTTAGACATTATGGAGGAGCATAAAAACGCTGCTTGGGGAAAACATCGTTGGAGCCAAAACGCGATAGATTCTACGTTCGAGCAAGACCACGACCCATCTGTTTTAGAAATGGACCCCAAGTGGGGACACCACGTCTTTAAAAAGCTAGAAGCTCCACTTAGAAAATACTTTGAGGAACGAGGTCAGGACTTTTTGGTTAAGAGTTTGTCTGTTCCTCGGTTTAACAAGTACGTTGATGGACAAACTATGGATTGGCATGTTGACCACATCCACTCTTTGTTCGACGGAAACCTAAAGGGCATCCCTATTCTCAGCATCAACACTTTATTGAACGACGACTATGCAGGTGGAGAATTTTGTTTTAATCTGGATGGAAAAGAAGTAGTGTACACGTTAAATGCAGGGCAGAGCTTGATATGGCCTTCAGTGTTTCTGTACCCGCACCATGTGAAGCCCGTAACTAAAGGTGAACGTCAAGCCTTTATTACATGGGGTTTTTAGTAACGCCAGTTTAGAGAGGATCAATCTATGGCTTTGTATCGTGACCGAACAACTGGGGAGCTCAAGACGCAGGGCGCTCTCCGAAAAGAAAATTTAAACACGTCTTTCCCCCGAGTGTGGGGAGATAACGTGCTAAATATGTTGAATGTGGACGAAGTTCTTTCAAGCTCCCCGCCGTCTGGTGTCGGTCCGTATCAGGTGGCGCAACCTAATGGCGCTCTCCAGAACTCAGACGGCAACTGGGAGCAGGATTGGGCGATCGTAGATAGGTTCAGCGACGACAGTTCTGGTACGAAAGCTGAAAAAGAAGCAGCGTATCAAGCCGAACAGGACGCGGCTGCGGCAACCATGAACCGTGCGATTCGTGACGATCTGCTTTCCGTGTCAGACTGGACTCAGATTGCTGACGCGCCGGTCTCTGCGGGGCAATGGGCTACTTATCGTCAAGCACTGCGTGACATCACAAGCCACGCCAACTGGCCTCACTTGGACGAGGCTGACTGGCCTACTAAGCCGTAAGGAGGCTGCACCGTGCCTCTAACCAAGTTCCAGTTCAGACCGGGCATCAATCGTGAAACCACCAATTACTCTAACGAGGGTGGGTGGCACGACGGCGATAAAATTCGCTTTACCAAAGGCTTTCCTGAGAAGATCGGGGGCTGGGTCAAGAAGGGTGTAAAGTCGTTTCTCGGAACGGCACGTGCAATGCATCCGTGGCGTGACCTTACTGGCTCGCGCTTAGTTGGTCTTGGCACAGACCTAAAGTTCTATATCGAAGAGGGCGGTGCGTATAACGACATTACCCCTATTCGCACAACCACCGCTGCGGGGGATGTTACGTTCTCAGCGACAGATGGGTCATCGGTTGTAGCTATAAGCGACACGGGCCACGGTGCGACGACCGGGGACTTCGTTACGTTCAGCGGCGCTGCGAGCTTAGGTGGCAATGTCACTGCCGATGTGTTGAACCAAGAGTATCAGATTACTGAGGTGGTCGACAGCGACACGTACAACATCGAGGTCCGAGAAGCGGGAACCTCCATCCCGAGCATCACTGTGGACGGTGCGTTGGCTCCTACCCTTGTTGTGGCAAACAGTTCTGACACAGGAGATGGCGGCGCAAGCGTTGTGGGCGCGTACCAGCTCAACATCGGTTTGGACACCGCGATATTTGGCACTGGTTGGGGTGCAGGTTTGTGGAGCCGTGGCACTTGGGGCTCTGGGACGAACATCAATACTCTGACCGCGAACCTGCGTACTTGGTCTCAGGACAACTTCGGGGAAGACTTGATCTTTAACCCTCATAACGGTGGTATTTACTACTTTGATCGTAGTGCCTCGTACCCTAGCTTTGACCGCGCTGTTGCAATCAACGACTTGGCCGGCTCTTCTGGTGCCCCGACTGTGGCTAAACAGGTTCTGGTTTCTGACCGTGACCGGCATGTTATTGCTTTTGGTTGCGACCCTGTCGATGACATCGGTACGCAAGACCCCATGCTTATCCGGTTCTCGGACCAAGAAAACGTAGCCGACTGGACGCCTACCGCGACCAATACTGCGGGGGACTTGCGCCTCGGTTCTGGGTCCGAGATCGTAAGCGCGTATGAGACGCGCCAGCAGATTCTGGTGTTCACCGATACAGCCTTGTACGCAATGCAGTACCTCGGGCCTCCGTTCACTTTTGGTATTAATTTGATTTCCGAAAACACTTCGGTGCAGGGTGCAAACTCTGGTGTAGCCGTGGACGACATGGTCTTCTGGATGGGTCGGACTGAGTTCTACATGTACAACGGCTCTGTGCAGCGCCTCCCATGCATGGTGCGTAGTTACGTCTTTGACGATTTTAACTTTAATCAAGGCGACAAGGTCTTTGCGGGCCTTAACTCTGCACATTCTGAGGTCTGGTGGTTCTACCCCTCTGCAAGCAGCAGCACTATAGATCGCTACGTTGTCTACAATTACGTCGAGCAGTCTTGGTACTACGGTACTCTTGCACGTTCCGCATGGGTTGATCGTGGTGCGTTTGAGAACCCGCTTGCTGCAGGATTGGATGGCTACTTGTACGAACACGAAGTCGGGTTCGATGATGGGAGCACCGCTCCAGCATCAGCAATTGATTCGTTTGTACAATCTAGCCCGATTGACATTGGTGACGGCGAGCAGTTCAGCTTGATCCGTCGAGTACTGCCGGATATTGCGTTTGAAAACTCCACGGCTGAGTCACCTTCTGCTGATGTGACTTTGAGTGTGGCTAACCAAACGGGCGGATCTTACCTGCGCTCTGCTACGGGCACGTTCTCTAACAACGACAGGGCGCAGTTAGACTTCCGGCTTCGCGGTCGGCAACTTAGCCTCAAGGTTTCTTGTGACAACACAGCTACCACCTGGCGGCTTGGTTCTCCCCGAGTGGATATTCGCCCTGACGGGAGACGTTAATGTCTCGCAACCTTCCACTTCCGTTTCTCCCTGTTCCGCCGAACGAGTACAGTCAGTCCCATTTTGCTGAGATTGTCCGAGCGATCTCGGTGTACATGCAGAACGAGCGAAACCCTGGGGAAGGGCGCAACACGTTCACTGTGTTCACGGACCTACAAACTGACGACGTGGGCCTTGAACCTGGGGCCGTTTTTAATCATGGCGGATACTTAAAAGTATCTGAGCTCAACTCACCGCACGTGCAGGGATCTAGCGCCACCAGCGCAGTTGGGTCTGTGACCGTGTCTACACCGTAAGGAAAAACAATATGTCTGACATCATTGGGTGGAAACCTTCAACAAGTTCTGATACAGTGCATTGCAAGGGCTGCGATAACGCGGTCGATACGCCTGAAGAAATTCTGAGCTATCCTGACGGAAACTGCCCCGAGTGTGGCGACCCATGGACAGGAGCTGAGCGGCGCAGTACAATGATCATAGTTACAGCACCGGAAGCGGTGCGCGGAGAAGCTTGATGGTACCTTTTTTAGCACCCTTACTTGGTAGTCTTGCAGGCTCCTTGTTACCAGCGACACTGGGGACAGGGATCGCAGCATCTCTTGGTCTTGGTGGGACAGCGGCAGGCGGTTTGATTGCGGCGGCGGCTCCTAAGGCTATTGGCGCAGGTATCGGGACATTGCTTGGCGGCGGTGATCTTGGTGATGCGGCGTTAAACGCTGTTGGTTTTGGCGCCGCGGGCGCAGCAATGGGCGGTGCTCCAGCAGCAG